GTAAATTTATCCTAGATCCTGTTACACAAAAACCAATAGAGAAAAAACATAGTTTTGCTTCTAAGTTAAAAGAACAAAATGCTGATAATTTCAATTTTAGAATCAATGAAATTTTAAAAGATATTGAAAACGACATTGATACTTTAGTTGAAAAAAATATCATACAAGCCGTTGGTAGTAGAAAGTCAACATTAACAGTTGCTGATGTTGCTGAAGATACAGACTTTGTTGATGCTACAGGTGCTCAAATTCCTGAAGAATTTGTTTACACTGAATATGGTCCTAAGTATGAGATCAATGAAATAAAGGCTGTGTCACAAGGTGGTAACAGAAAGTTAGGTGAAGTTAATTTAACAAAACCTAAACACAATAAAGAATACTACAATATTGAACAAAAACATATGAAGGGAGGTGAGTAATAATGACAATTACAGTTCAAGTAAGAAATGGTAATTTAGAACAAGCTATGCGTGTTCTAAAAAAGAAAGTACAAAAAGAAGGTATTGTAAAAGAGTTAAAAGAAAGACAATACTATTCAAAGCCATCTGCTAAAAAAAGAGAAGCCAAAAAAGAAATGAAAAAGAATTGGCTGAAGAAGCAGAAAAAATTAGAACGTATGAGAGGTTTCTAAGATTTTACGCTGGTGATACTTGTATATATAATTATGCTAGGCAGTTCGTAAGACCTGGCAAAGCGTAAAGGGGTAGACCGACACCCAATTCTAAATTAAAGTCGGCGTCGCTGGCTTTGGTAGTTGTGCCGTAAACAACTACCGTTTATAAATACTTGTGTCAGTTTAGCACAGTTGTAAATTGACATTTAGTAATTATATTAATAACAAGAACGCCATAATGGGTTCTTTAAATTAACTTGCTTTAACAAAGGAGTAAACAATGACAAATAAAGCACTTTCTATTTTTAATCAACTAAGACCGGTATCAGTAGGTTTTGATAATATGTTCGATCATTTTGAAAGAATGTTCGAAGATGACTTTAGAGTATCAGTACCTAACTTTCCGCCATACAATATTGTAAAGACTGGTAAAAACAGTTATGATATTGAATTGGCACTTGCTGGTTATAATAAAAAAGACATCTCAATTGATTTTGAAGATGGTATTTTAAATATCAAATCTATCAAAGATAAAGACGAAAAAGAAGTAGAAGACAATAATGGTGTATTACACCAAGGTATTGCTAAAAGATACTTCTCAAAAGCGTTTACAATTGCTGATGATGTTGAGATTAAAGGCGCTGAATTAAAAGACGGACTTTTAAGAGTGTCTTTAGAAAAAATTGTTCCAGAAAGTAAAAAAGCTAGAACAATCGAAATTAAGTAATACACTTAATAATAGAAAGGCGTGGCTTCAAACACCACGCCTTTTTTGTATCTAAACCAGCATTGACTTATATGTTGACTTGTGATATATTTGAAACTATTAAATTATGAAGGAGATAGATTATGAATCTAACTAGTGATACCGTTAATGTTTTAAAAAACTTTTCAGACATTAACCAGAACATCCTGATTAAACCAGGAAACAAAGTCCAAACTATTTCTACAATGAAAAATATTTTGGCAGAAGCAGAAGTTACTGAAAAATTTGAAAGTGAATTTGCTATCTATGACTTACCAGAGTTTTTAAGATCGGTAGAAATGTTTGACAAACCGAATTTAAACTTTAACGGTGGTTCAAACGTAACAATCAAAGACGAGAAATCAGCACAAGCTATTAAATATTTCTTTGCTGATAAATCTGTTATTGTGGCACCAACTAAATCAATTACAATGCCAGATACATATGCTTCTTTTACGATTAAAAAAGAAGACTTTGAAAAATTAAGAAAAGGTATTACTAATCTTAATTTGCCAGATGTTGTTGTAAAAGGTAATGGTAAAACAATTACTTTAGTTGCTACTGATAAAAAGAATAAATCTTCAAACGATTATTCAAATACAATCGGTGAAACAGATAAAACATTTACTGCTTATTTTAGAGCTGAAAATCTAAAATTAATTTTAGATGACTATGATGTTTCTATCTCATCTCAAAAAATCTCACACTTTGTAAACAGAAATAAAGCTGTTCAGTATTGGATTGCTTTAGAACCTGATAGTGAATTTTAATGAAGTTCACTAAAACAGAATGGCACTCCGTTGCTTCGGAATTTAATTATGATATAGATGACGAAGCAATTGCCGAGGAGTTTGGATCTGTTCAGCGATTTAAAGAAATCATAACACACCAAGACCAACAGATGTTTGGTGGTATGGAGCCAGAAGGTGAAGAACCTACAGATGAAGAAAATGATAAGTTTTGGGATTTTGTTTCTGAGTGTGATTATGATAGAGAAGACGATTGGTGGACAGATAGAAAAGGTGGCTATGATGTCACTTTTAAGTATGAAAAAAATGATGATTAAGTTGAGGTTTATATTATGTCAGATTATTTGTGGGTTGAAAAATACCGACCAAAGACGATTGAAGATTGTATCTTATCTGAAGACGTAAAAGATACATTTAAAAAGTTCCTAGAACAAAAAGAAATACCAAATCTATTATTATCTGGTTCACAAGGTACCGGTAAAACTACTGTTGCTCGTGCTTTATGTGAACAATTAGAATGTGATTATATTGTTATTAATGGATCAGATGAAGGTAGACACATTGATACTTTAAGAAATCAAATTAAAAATTTTGCTTCTACAGTATCTATCACACAAGACGCTAATCACAAAGTTGTTATTGTTGATGAGGCAGACTATATGAATGCTGAGTCTGTTCAACCTGCGTTAAGAAACTTTATTGAAGCTTTTTATAAAAATTGTAGATTTATTTTTACTTGTAATTATAAGAATAGAATTATACCTGCTTTACAAAGTCGTTGTACTGTAATTGATTTTAAGATTACAAATGGTAAAAATAATGTAACTAAAGCCAAGTTTATGAAAAGACTTGAAAAGGTTTTGACAGATGAAAATATTGAATACGATAAGAAAGTATTAGCAGAGTTAATTCAAAAACACTATCCAGACTTTAGACGTACCATAAATGAGTTACAAAGATATTCAGTACGTGGTAAAATAGACACTGGTATTCTATTCAGTTTATCTGAAGTCAATCATAAAGAATTGATGAGATCATTAAAAGAGAAGAAGTTTAATGATATGAGAAAATGGGTTGTTCAAAACTTAGACAAAGAACCATCTCATTTATTCAGATCGCTTTATGATATTCTTTACGATCACCTTGACGCTAAAGCCATACCTCAAGCCATATTAATTATCGCTGGTTATCAATATAAAGCTGCTTTTGTGGCTGACCAAGAGATAAATATGGTTGCCTGCCTAACAGAAATAATGGCGAGTTGTAAATTCAAATAAAATTAGTAAGAGGAGAGAATGGCTAGAAGAACGTTATTTAGAAAATTAATTGTTAAATTGAGAATGTTCTATGCTGACATAAGAGGTCATCACGGTAAACGTTGGAATTACGAACCTAGTGATTGGTATATGGGCAGACATAGAAATAAAAAATAATGGAATACGAATTAAAAGATTATTTAAACGCTATTAACTTTTCAAAAGAGAAGTTGATGGATCCAGACAAAGATGGTAATATAGATTTTGTGTGGCAAAAGAAATATCCTGCCTATGTTGTTAATCGTTGTTTGTCAATGTTTTGGGATACCTTGGCAGCTGCCAATGAAATGAATGGTTATCACTTCTTGGATCGAAAGGTACAATTTGACTTTTTTATAAATAGTATCAGAAAACAAAAGAGATTTGGCGGGAAATGGTTATCACAAGCCAAACTTAAAGATATGGAGTATGTGAAAGAATATTATGACTATAGTAATGAAAAAGCTAAGGACGCACTTAACATACTTACAAAAGAACAAATTGAACACATTAAAAATGCCTTGAATAAAGGTGGGAGAACAAAGAGATGAGTGAAGAAATACAATGGTCGCCTGAAAGTATGTTAGAGGTCACTATCAAACAACCAGACGATTTCCTAAAAGTAAGAGAAACTTTAACACGAATAGGTGTAGCAAGTAGAAAAGATAAAACATTATATCAATCTTGTCATATATTACATAAACAAGGTAAATACTATATTGTACACTTTAAAGAATTATTTGCTTTAGATGGCAAGAAAGCCACTTTAGTTGAGAACGATATACAAAGAAGAAACACAATCGCTATCTTATTACAAGATTGGAATTTAATTGACATAGTTGATAAAACTGCTTCAGAAAATAAAGCACCTTTAAGTCAGATAAAAGTATTACCATTTAAAGAAAAGAAAGAATGGATTTTATCTGCTAAATATAACATAGGTAAAAAAGCAGAATCAACCGAAGAAAAACCAGACAGCGATGGAAGTACACAAGTTTAAAGATTTTATAACTGAAGCTAAAAGTAGTGATAAGTTACGTTTACTTATTATTACAGACGAGCCAGAGGAAGCTAAAACTTTTCACACTGCTGATAGATTAAGAGAAGAATGTGATAAGTTAGGTTTCAAACATTATCTATTTAAACTTACTGGCGGTTATACAACTTACGAAGACGGCATCCGTAGATTTCATAACAAAGATGATAAAAAAGGTTTTGAAATAGATAGAGATACTGTTGCTATCATAAGAGGTTCCATTACACGTAGAGATAGTTGGATGGACTTTGTTTCTATTTTAGAACGTGCTATGGTAACTGTAGTCAATGGTAGAACTACAATCAATGTATGTGCCGACAAATATAGAACTTCATTAAGACTTGCTGATTATGGTTTAACACAACCTAAATCAGTCCTACTAAACGATCCAGAAAATTCTGTAGAGATTGTAAGACAATCTGGTATTAAGTTTCCTTTAATTATGAAAACTTTAAGAGGATCAAAAGGTGTAGGTGTTTTATTTGTAGATACTGAAAAAGGTTTAGATTCAATTGTACAACTTATTCATAAACAAGATGAAGATACAGATTTAATTGTACAAGAATATATAAAAACAGATTATGATGTAAGAGTACATATATTAGGTGGTAAGTTTTTAGGTGCTATGAAACGACCTGTAATCGAAGGTGACTTTAGATCCAATGTTTCACAAGGTTCAAAAC